TTCTGTAAAAGTGCGCTGCAAATCGTTGTGGCGCATTTTTTTTATCTTTGTTACAAATATATCACGTATGAAAATCAAAATGCTTAAAGATGTTTATTCGGTCGATGGATGGCGAAAAGAAGGCGATATTTTAGATGTTGATTCTAAAGTAGCGCGTCATTATATCGCTAAAGGCATTGGCGTTGAATATAAAGAAGTTAAAGCACCGAAAGAAACAAAAGAGAACAAAGCGGTAAAAAAACGAACCACTAAAAAAGCGAAATAATGCCAGAAATAAAAGTAACCGCCACAACTGGCTCTGAAATTGTAACCGTATCGGCTGCAAAGGATTTTATTAGAATTGACACCAGCGATGACGATACGCTGATTGGAACAATGATAGAACAAGCGCGTTTATGGTGCGAGAATTACATTTCAAGGGATATTGTAGCCAAGACCAGAGTTTATTATTTAGAGGAAGCGACAAAGCGTTTTGAAGTACCGTATGCGCCACTTGCAAGTATTTCAAGTATTACCGCAGAAGGTGTAGCCGCTACTTACGATACTTTTGGCGTTTACGATGAGGTAATTTTACTTGATTCGTTACCCGCTAAAGATATTAAGGTTACCTATACCACCGAAGGTATGGACGATGGTTTATTACAACAAGCTATATTACAGCTGGTTTCAACTTATTACGATAACCGCGCCGATTTTATTGTTATGCAGGGGGTGTCTTTTGTTGAGGTTCCAACTAAAGTAACCCAGATATTAAACAGCTATAAATTGATGTTTATTTAATGGACGCAGGGAAACTAAATAAAAGAGTTTTAATAAAACGCCAAACAAAAACCTCTGATGGTTATGGCGGAACTACTTCTGTGCTTTCAACTCAAGCAACTGTATGGGCAAAGATTAATGAAAAGCAAGGGAAAATAGAGGAAAAGAATTATAAACGTGGGCGTTATTTAGAAGCTGATTTTATAATGCGAAGCAAAACGGTAACTGAAAACATAACTGATGATGACCTTTTGCAAATTCAAGGCGAATCTAAAAATTATCGCATTACAGAAATCTTTGAGCATCGTGATAAATATTACACAACCATTACAGGCGTTTTAATCGATTAAAAAAATGAAAGAGGGTATTTACATAGACAAAAAAAGTAAAGCTGATTTAGAGCGTAAATTGCGCCTTATTTCAAGTATTGAGAATGATTTAGCACCGCAGCAATTAAAAGCGTTTGTAAATAATTCGGAAGGTGATATAGTAAAGGACGCGCCATTCGATACTGGAAACTTAAAACAACACGTAACAGGAGAAATGACTGGGAAATTAAAAGGGTTTGTTTCGTCTATTGCATTAGATAAAAACAATTTTGATTACGCTATGGTGCAAGAATTTGGCGCAGTATATAAAACTTATAAAAGAGATGGAAAGCCATATTTTTATCCTAATATTAGAAAAAACCAAAAGGCGTTAATCAGCGGATTAAAAGCTGGAATTAAAAGAATATTAAATAAATGAGAGAAGCATTTCACCATATACGCAAGGCATATTTAGACCGCCTAACGAATGCAATTAGCATAGGTGGGTCTTACGTTCCTGTTTTTAACCGAGTGCCTACAAATACAAATACGCCTTTTATTAGAATATATAGTTATTTAGAAGATGAAATCGACCAAAACCAAAGTAGCTTTATAACCGAATGTATTACGAGGATTGAATGTATTACTTCATTTTTTGGCGATGACGGGGGGGAGTATCAACTCAATCAAATCGTGGATGGCGTTTTAAATTTAATCAGAACCCGTTCAGGTGGTTATATAGATTTATCTTCTGACAACTTTAACGTTTATACAACAACGATAGATAGAATACGATACTTTGAGGATTATGAGCAAAACGAAACGTTTTTTAGAGCCGTAATCGAAGTATCTAACCGAGTAGAAAAAATATAAAAATGGATGATTTTAAAACTTACGGATTGGCAATTTTCAGCTTGTTTTTTAGCAGCATTGAGGCAATCAACCCCGAATTAAAAACTGTTGTCTTGTTGCTTACTATTATTTCACTTGGAGTGAAGATTTACAAAGATTTAAAAAGCATAAATAAATAACCTACATTAATGAGTAAAATTGATATTAACGGCGACGGCAAAGCTGACTTTTCAATCAGCATTACCCAGATTATTACCATAGCGGCGATGTTTGCCTCTATTATTGGCTCATATTATACCTTAAGTAATAGAATTACTTTATTAGAGGATGAGGTCAGCAAATTAAATTATAACCAAAAAGAATACACCTGGAAAGCGCAAAGAACTTTAGAGGAACAGGTAAAAAATTTAGAAATTGAAACCCGTGCATTTATGAAAGATATTGAATACTTGCAACGTGAATCAGACAAAAAAAGACGATAATATGAAATATTTAAACATTGTAAAAAATTGGGCAGTAAAAAAATGGAATGGCAACCCCTTTGACAAATTTGTTTTGTTGGCGGTTATTTTAATTGTATTTACTGGCTTGATAATTATATTTAATTAGTATGGCATATATAAGCAAACATATCAGCTGGGCAGAGGCAACGCATTCTAAAACAGCGGAAAAAAAGGAAATCGCCAATGAGCCAGGACAACAAGAAATTGTTGCAATGAAAAAATTGGCAAAAGAAATATTTGAACCACTACGCGAATGGGCAAACGAACCAATTCGGGTCAATAGTTTTTACCGTTCGGCGGAACTTTGTGAAGCCATTGGGTCGAAACCAACAAGCCAACACACAAAAGGACAAGCCATTGATATTGATGCTATGGGTGAAAAAACCAACGCGGACTTGTTCAACTATATAAAAGACAACTTGAATTTTGACCAGCTTATTTGGGAATTTGGCGATGACGAAAATCCAGATTGGGTTCACGTTTCTTATGTTGGTTTAAATGGCAACCGTAACCGCATTTTAAAAGCCGTTAAGAAAGGCAAAAAAACTAATTACGAATTATATGCTTAAAATGTTATTGGGTCTTTTAACGGGCGGTAAAAAGGATAAAACGCCAGTCGGAAACTTGGCTTGGGAAATACGCGAAGCAATCAAGGGGAAAGAACTTGACCCAAATGAACTTATAAGCATACAAACAAGAATTAATGAAATTGAAGCGAAGCACCGCACGGTGTTTGTTGCAGGTTGGCGACCATTTATCGGTTGGGTTTGTGGGTTTGCCCTTGCATATAATTTTGTCATCCGTGATTTATTTATTTGGGCGTTACAACCCGAAAGTGTACCGCCAGCGTTACAAATGGAACACCTAATGACAGTATTAATGGGAATGCTTGGACTTGGCGGTTTAAGAACCTATGAAAAACTAAAAGACAAGGCGAAGTAATGGCAAAAGCACCCGTTAATACATACAGAAAAAAAAGCACAACAAAACGCCCAGGGGTGCATTCTAAAAATGCGTCAAAAGGCAAAAGAGGTTATAAGAAAAAATACAGAGGACAAGGTAAATAATTAAACTATGGCAACCAGGGATTTATATTCAGCAAATAATTTTCACCGTATGTCGTTCGGTGATTTCGGAATGCGTACACTAATTAAAGGCGAGGTAAATTTAACAACTCCAAGCGGCGAATATTTCTGTATGATTGAATGTATTGTTTCGGCAACATTTAGCGGTACGAATGACACCCCAGCTGGTGATACTACGCTAACGGATTACGATTTATTAGACGGTCAAATTATATATGGCAACTTCACCGATATAACTCTAACAAAGGGGCATATTATTTGTTATTTGCGCCACGTACCACAATGATTGGAGCGTTTAGAAATATTAAACAACAGGCGGGGCGTTACCGAAAATATATTCTGAAAAAATTAAAGAATGCGTTTTGGGATAAAAAGAGCATAAAATTTGAGGACGCTGAACAAAATTGGGAAGATTAAAAATACTTAAATTTGTAAAAAATAGATAAATGGGTACTTCATTAACGGGACAACAAATAAAAAATACATATAAGTCGCTTATCAAAACAAGCGATTCAACCGAAGCGTCCGCAACCGCCAAACTTTTATCGGATGGTAACGGCAATGACTTTGGCGTTTATATTGACACCGATGGGGTGTTTGGTATAGGTAGCGCACCAAGTTATTCTTTGGATGTTTCAAGCCGCACCGATGGCGTTGCCCTACCCGTTGGGACAACCGCAAACCGCCCGACCCCAACCAATGGTCTATTGCGTTATAATTCGACTATTGGAAAAATAGAATTTTACGATGGTGGTTGGAAAACGGTATTTACAACAAGCGGGGGGACTATTGACGGAAGTTTAATCGTTACGGGTGATTTAACGATACAAGGTACAACGGTAACGCTAAACACCGAAACGGTACAGTTTGAGGACAATATTTTATTGTTGAACCGCGCGAGTGCTGACACCCAATATGATGCCACAAACGCGGGGATTGAAATTGAAAAAACAAGCGCAAACAACCCAAGTTTTTTATATACTTATTCATCAAGCACTTGGGGACTTACCGACAGTTTAATAATTGAAGGAGGCCTTACAGTAGATACAAACACTTTATACGTTGATAGTGCTAATAATCGAGTGGGGATAGGGACTTTGAATCCTGCTAATGGAACACTACAAATTGACTCATCTGCTAATCAAATATCAATAGAAACAGGCACATCAGGGGATGGGCGTTTACATATAGGTCATTTTACAAATGGTACTTTTATTGGTACTTATGGAGATGATGGTGGGGTTGCTGATATCATAAGATTTGGCACACATAGTGGCGATGAGAGAATGCGTATCCATAGCGGAGGCGATGTATCTTTTCGTGATACTTCTAACAACGAGGCTTTTTACTGGGATGCGAGTGCTGCAAGTTTGGGTATAGGTTCTGGAATTACTACAAGCAAGTTAGCGGTTTCTGGGTCTATGCCAAGTGCAGGAACACCATTAATACAATTTAATGAAACATCAGGTGGTGCAAGGGATGGTATTTATTTAGATTATACAGGAACGACAAACAGTGCTGTTTATTCATTAAAAATAGCGGATGCAACAAAGACACATTTAGCTGTAAGGGGTGATGGCAACGTAGGAATAGGAGTTAGTCCTCTAACAGAATTGCACGTTAAAGGTTCTGCGGAAATATTAAGAATAGAAGATAGTTCTGATACTGGTAGTCCTTTTATGACTTTCTTCCAAAATGGCACAAGACGTTCTTTAATACAGCATATTGATAGCGGAGATACACTGTCTTTAGCTTCTGAATATGGAAATATTCGATTTATGACAGGTACGGATGGAACTGAAGTCGAACGAATGCGTGTCCATAGCGGAGGCGACATAGCCTTTAGAGATACTTCTAACAACGAGGCTTTTTATTGGGATGCGAGTACTGCGAGGTTGGGTATTGGTACTGGTTCGAGTCCCGCAAGAACGCTTGAAGTAAATAGCGGAACTGCTTCTGATATTGCTAAAATTGGAAACAATAATGGTGCGTTTACTTTTGGTTATAGTACTTCTTTAGCAAGTATTGATTTAGCAGCAAGTAATGCTTTTAGAATAAGACAGGGTGCTGTTGTTCCTTTTTATATAAACACAGATGGTAACGTAGGAATAGGGACTGATAGTCCTGTTAGTGGTTATATACTACACGCGGCAGGTAGTATTTATGCTAACGATGCAATTCAAATAGGCTCTAATGGTTCTGCCGCAACTCCTGCTTTAAGAATTAACGATGGTGATACAGGATTATTTAGACCTGAAGCTAATACATTGGCAATATCTACAGCAGGAACCGAACGAGTGCGCATAACGAGTGGAGGTAAATTATTTGCTTTTAACACAACTATTGATATTGACAATCTTGTTACTACAAATGCAAATAGTAATAATTATATTGAAGCAGCTAATTTCAGTATTGGTTCAGGTAATAATGGATTACATTTTGGAGTAACTTCTACTATTAATGAAAGAAAAACTTGGATTCAATCTGGGCATAACGACACAAATTACGCGCAATTTACAGGCTCAATATCTTTAAATCCTTTAGGAGGCAACGTAGGAATAGGTACTACGAATCCTTCAAGTGATATATCAGGAAGTGCTACAGTGTTAGAAATTCAAGATAGTAATATAGCTTCTCTTGCGCTTAATCACGGCACTACAGGAAAATTTGAAGTAGCTGCAAGTAGTTTAGGTTTATATTTTGGGCATAATGGTAATTCAAAAATGATAATTGACTCGAGTGGGAATGTTACAATAGGTTCTGGCACAACTACACCACAAAAACTTGAAGTTTATGGTATAGATTCAACTGCTTATAATTCTGGTGACGATAACGCACAAAGAAGCAATGGTGCTACTATTGCAATAACCAACAATAATGGTACGGTAAATTCATTCGCACAATTAATTTTTGATACTGCAGGTACAAATCAATCTATTGCTCGTATTGTTGCTATTCGCACAGGAACTTCTTCTAATGATATGGCTTTTGTTGTTGAAGGTGGAAATACCAAGCGTGAAGCAATGCGCATAACGAGTGGGGGGAGAATATTTTTTTATAATCTTTTAGGTAGTTCAGATACTCAAAGTGATGTTAGATATAATGCCACAACTAAAGAATTATTTTACAATACTTCATCTGAAAGGTACAAAACAAATATAACTGACCTTGAAAGTACATTAGGTAAAATCAATAATTTGCGTACTGTAAGGTATCAAGACGTAGAATCGCAAAATTATAGTGTTGGTCTAATTGCAGAAGAAGTTGTGGAGGTTATTCCTGATGTTGTGTTTAATAAAGAAATTGAAGGATATGACACACCACAACCTGAAGGTATTAATTATAGTGATTTTGCGCCATTTTTAATCAAAGCAATTCAGGAGCAACAAGAGATAATTAACGACCTTAAAGCAAGAATCGAAACTTTAGAAAACCAATAAATATATAATAATGACTTACACTTGGAACAACAAAACGGTAGATACCTACCCTGATTTAGATGGCAACGCTGATGTAATATTCAACGTACATTGGCGATTAACTGGTGAAGATGCTGACGGTAACGTAGGAAGCGTATATGGTACGCAATCTTTAGACACAAGCGATTTATCTTCTTTTACGGCGTTTGAAGAAATCACCGAAGAACAAATCAACGGATGGATTGAAACGGCAATGGGTGAGGAGAGAGTAGCTGAATTGAAAGCCAGTATTGACGCACAAATTGAAGAAAAGATTAATCCAACAGTAGTAACAAAGCAAATTGGCGCATAATTTTTTTATATTTGTCTAAATTTTAAAGCAAACAAAAATGGAAATTAAAATTACACAAGAACAAGCAAATCAAATCACGGCGATTTTAAACGAACTACCAATTCGGGAACTTAATAAGGTGCAAGCCATTATTAAGATATTTAATGAGGGGATTCAGGATAATGATGCCGTTGAAGAAGCTGAAACCGACGAAAATTAAATTCGTATATTTGTAAAAAATAAAATATTAAATAAATGGCTACAACTGGCGTATTTAACGGAACTAACTTAATTCTTAAAATAGAAGATACTGCTTTAGGACACACTACAAGCTGTTCAATGACTTTTAACGCTGACCTACCAGAAGCTACCACTAAAGATAGTGGCGGATTCCAAGAGGTTATTGCTGGGTTAAAATCTGGTGAGATTTCATTTGACGGTCTTGTTGCTTATGACGATACAGCTAACGCCATTGAACTTGCTGATTATTTAATCGCTGGGACGCAATTAACTTGTGTTTTCGGTACTGCTGCAAGTGGCGATGACGTTTATACTGTTGAGGGTTTTCTTTCAAGCGTTGAAATGACTGCTGAAATGGAAGCACCTGTTTCTTATAGCGGAAGCATCACTACTACTGGCTCAATTACCAAGAGTACTAACTCATAATATAGGGGGGTATTAATTTACCCCCTCTAATATTTTCTATTTATGGCAAACAAAAAAAGGGGTTATTACACCATTGAATTAGGTGGTAAACAGCGCACGCTTCATTTTTCAATGAACTTCTGGGCGAACTTTACCGATATTCTAAACATTTCACTTGACAAATTAGGCGAAGTATTTAACGGCGGTATTTCTATTTCAGCGATACGCGCTTTGGTTTATTCTGCTATCTTGGCGTATGACCAAGAAGAAGGAAATGAAATCGACTACAACCAATTTAAAGTAGGTGCTTGGCTTGAGGATTTAAACGCCGAACAGCTTACTGATATTGTAAACGCAATGACCGAAAGCCGTATTTTAGGCAACGACCTAAATATGGGTATTGACCGAAATCCTAAAGATACGGGAAAGCCGAAGCCAACCGCCTAACTTGGGATGATATACTCGACTACTATATTGGACAGGTTGGCATAAACCCAAACGATTTTTGGAGTAATACTTGGTCGGAAAACCAACGCCTTGGCGAATCGCACACCATAAAGATGAATCTACATTGGGAACAAACTCGTTATTTAGCAACGATGATTCACAACGTAAACTGCACCAAGAAATCGCAAATGATAAAACCCAATAAATTATTTCCTTTACCGCAGGATAAATACCTAAACGACGGCAAACCAAAATCGACACCACAAGAGTTTAAATCATTTTTAGAAAAAGCAAGAAAAGCAGGGGTTAAAATTTAACCTCTTTTTTTTTAGTATTTTTGTACTATGGCAAATCAAGAGCATTTAATAGTAAATATATCGGCGAACACAAGAGGATTAAACGCTGGTTTAAATAAAGCACAAAGCAAATTAGCATCTTTTGGCGGTAAATTAAAAGCGGTTGGTTCACAACTCCAAACACGCCTTGCCTTACCTTTAATTGCTGGTGGTGGTGCTGCTATAAAAATGGCGGCAGACTTTGATAAGTCAATGACCAAAATTAAAACCCTTGTTGGGGTTGCTGGCGCAGAGGTGGATGCTATGGCTTCTTCTGTAACTAAATTTGCAAATCAGGCGGGGGTATCTTCTGGAGAAGCCGCTGACGCATTATTTTTTATTACTTCCGCTGGACTTCGTGGCGCAGATGCTATGGCTGTATTAGAGGCATCAACAAAAGCCGCCGCGATTGGTCTTGGCGAAACTAAAACAATAGCAGATTTAGCCACTTCTGCGATGAATGCGTACGGAATAGACACATTAGGTGCAACCGATGCGACTGATGTTTTGACCGCCGCTGTTCGTGAGGGAAAACTTGAAGCTAATGAACTCGCTGGTGCAATGGGTAGAACTTTGCCCGTTGCTTCTAATATGGGTATTCAGTTTCACGAAGTAGGTGCAGCTTTTGCTGCTATGAGTAGAACGGGAACTAATGCCGCAGAAGCATCTACACAGCTTAATAGTATTATGATGGGTATTATGAAGCCCACCAGCGATGCTGAAAAGGCGATGAGAGAATTAGGTCTTTCAAGCCAAGGTTTACGGCAGCAAATAAAAGATGAAGGATTATTATCTGTATTAGAAACATTACGACAAGCTTCAGAACGCAACTCTGGGGCTTTTGAGCGCGTTTTCGGTAACGTTCGAGCATTACGGGGGATTTTAGATTTAACAGGCAAAGGGGCTGCGGTAACGGCTGAAATCTTTCAGCGTATGGCAAATACATCTGGTGTAACGGCTACTGCTTTTGAGGAATTACAAAATTCATCTGAATTTAAGTTACGCCAAGGATTAATAGAATTAAAAAATACATTTACTGATTTAGGGGCTGTTTTAATGGATAGCCTTTTGCCATTATTTCAAAATATATTAAAATTCGTTACAGGATTATTTAGAGGGTTTGGACAACTTGACCCAACAATACAACAATTAGTAATAGGTTTTGCTGCGTTAGCGACGATTTTGCCAACTGTATTAACAGTATTAGGAAGCCTTTCAACTGTAATAGCGGCAATAAATGCGCCAATTGTTTTAGTGGCTGCGGCAATAGCTGGATTAATATATTATTTTGATGATATAGTTAATGCTTCTATTTTGTTTAAAAACGCCATAAAATCTAATATATTACGTGTTTTAATTCGTGTTGAGGAATTTTTTAAGAAATATATTTTTCGACCACTAAAAACCGCAGGTCTTTTATTAAGTGAATTTAGTGAAAATTTATTAGGCGGCGATTTTTCAAGTATTTTAGGTGCTTTTTTTGAAGAAGGTGAACAAATATCAAAAGATGCTGGAAAAAAATTAGCTGATAGTTATATTGATGAATGGGAGAAAAATACCGCTGAAAGAGTTAGTGGTATGTCGCAATTGTTTAATAAAGTTAAAAATCAATTTACAGAATTATTTGGCGGCGTTGGTATAGTTACTCCAACTGTTAAAGCTGGTGCTGTTGCTGAAAAATCCCCCGACTTAATGAGTATTTTTGGGGGTGCAAAAATGCCAACTGACCCTATTAAAAATTTAGCAACATCTACAAGCTGGTCTAAACTCAATAATAATATTGAAACTTCAAGTAAAAAAATTAAGGAACTTGAAGAAAATAGATTGAACAAACTTAAAGAAACTGCTGATGCTGTGAGTGGTGCTGTTAGTAATGCTTTCGGAAATATGAGCAACCAATTAATGGCTTCTTTAGGTTTAGCGGATAGTGGTTTTGAAGGGTTTGTTAAAGGGTTAATATCTACCATTACCCAATTAATAGCAATGATGTTATCCGCTGCTATTTCTCAATCTATTGCTGGTGCAACCGCTTCTGGAACTGCAACAGGACCAGCTGCTGTTTTTACTACCCCAGCTTTTATTGCAACGGCAGTCGGAGGTGTTTTAAGTGCTTTTGCTGCAATACCAAAATTTGCAAATGGGGGGATTGTATCTGGACCAACTTTAGGTTTAATGGGCGAATATGCAGGGGCAAGAAATAACCCTGAAGTTATCGCGCCACTTGATAAATTACAAGGAATGATTGGGCAAACAGGGCAAAATGTAAACGTAGGGGGCGAATTTAGAATACAAGGGCAAGATTTAGTAGTAGCATTACAAAGAGCCGAGCGAAATAGAAAACGTATCTTATAATGGCATACGGAGTAAAATATGAACTTTTTTTTAGCGATGTAGTTAAAAGAAAGATGAAAATCGAAATACTTGAAAAGGATTACACGGGCGATGTATCTTCTATAATTGGAACGGGTCAGCCAGCCGTAATTGAGTGGGATGCCGATGACGATATTTATTCGCCTATTATTGGCTCACGTTGTAAGCTGTCTTTTTTTGTTACCGATGCCGTACAATACGATGAATTTTATAAATCGGACGAACGCCAATACAAGGTTAAAATATTATACTACAATTCATTTGGCGGTAATTGGGAGGACGAAGTAGGTATTTGGGATGGAATGGATGTTATCTGGAATGCCGATGTAGGTCAAGAGTTTTATTATCAGCCAATCTGGGAGGGCTTTCTGGTTGTTGATAGATACCAAGAGGCGGTTGTTACAGCACCCTATGAAATACAATTAGAGGCGATTGACGGGCTTGGAACGTTAGATGGTTTTGATGCGCCTATAAATACAAGCGACACTTCAAACACCGAAAACTTATTTTATTATTTAAAAGAAATCCTAAAGCTAACAGGACACACTTTTAATTTATACATTGCCAATTCAATTAGAAAGGCAACCAGCCCACCAGCAGACCAGACTATTTTTCACGATATTGTGATAAATGAATACGGTCTATTTAATAAAAATCTTACGCTGCGAACCGCAAAAGATGTATTGGAAATAATTTTAAAAATAACAAACAGCCGTATTTTTCAATCCTATGGTCGTTGGTATATTATAAGCAATTCAAATCTAATTGATAACCGTATTGATACAAGTGGCGTTATTGATGTCGAAGCCCCAAGTGGTGATGACGATACCGATGACCCAACAGAGCCAAATCCAGACCCAGTATATGGTTCTCCGAGTATTGAGATAACAGGAGAGGCAACTATGTATGAGGGAACTTCATATTTTTTAAACGTATTAAATAGCGGCACAACGCCTGTTAGTTATGAATGGACTTTACCTGATTCATCGACAGTAACTCAAACAAGCCCACAACTTGCAATTGGTGTTGTCGCTGCTGAAAATAATGGTGATGTTTATAGCGTTATTGCTACTGATGCGAATAATAACACAGATACAGATACTTTTACTTTAACGGTTGAAGCTACTCGACCAAACATAGACCCTGACCCACCAGAAGGGGAAACAACCGACACAAATTATGCTTTTGTTATAAATGTTGTAAATAGCGTTACGGGAGCTTATGTTTCGCCTTTAAAAGGAACGATTGATTATGCAGCTGGTGAAGTAGGCGACGCGTTTACTATGGTCTTTAACGTTGTATCACTTACGGGCGAATTTACAAGCGTATCACAATTAACAGGGGCAACTCTTACAAGTGGTTCGGGAACCTATAACGTTGCAACTGCATTGGTCGGCGATTTTATAAGGGTAACTGTTACTGGAAATTTACCAAGTGGCGGAGGTACTGAAACGCTTACATTAACAGGTGCTTCTGACGTTCAACAATTTACAACTACATTCACAAGAGCAGGAACGGTTTCAAACGCTTCTTACTCATTATCACCAGCAGATTTAAGCGAAACGGGCGGAACTGGTAAACCGTATTCAATGACGATAACCTATACCGCAGCAAGTGGATATGAATGGACTGGTTTGGGTAACATTCAAATTTTATCTTCTGCGGACATAGGACAGCAAATAACAACGCAAATAACAAACGCAACGACGTTGGTTGTAACTATTACGGGGGCTTTAGGTATTGCAGACCAAACGGCAACGCTTACAATTAATGGCGCAGCGATTTACGCAAACCCAGCTACAACGATAAGCATAAGCCCAAGCGCACGTTTTGACTTTAGTCCTGGTGGTGGTTATTTTGATATTACGATTTTAAGTGTTGACGGTGCTTTTACGGTTGTAACTTCTTTTGATTGGTTTGAAGTAGATACAACATTTGGCGCACCCGATACGACAACAATACGGGTTTATGTTGACCCTAATAATACGCCAAACGCAAGGATTGGAACGGTGATATTTTACCCAACTGGAAGTTTATCAGCCCTCACAACATTAAGGTTTGACCAAGCATCTAATTTACAAGCAGGATAATGGGACAAATAAGAAATTTACAAACGGACTATTTAAGACAAGGTAGCGAACCGATAACGTATGAGCGCTATGATTCGGAGGGCGTTTTTATTGAAACAATAAACGAGGATGTACTTTACCAAGTGCCAAGCCAATTAACGCCTTTAAATCGTGATTTAGTAAAAAACTATGAGCGTCCACTAAAAAAAGCTGAATTTATAACGGATTTAACAGGGAATTATTTTATAAACGAAAACGCCCATTTTCTTTATGACGATAGGCATTGGTCGCTTGGTTCAACAAGCCAAACCAATGCAACTGGAAATACAGGAAATAAGGTTGAAATAATAACCGATGCAAATCAAAAGGCGAAAGCAGTAAGCGGAAATAAATACTTCCATTCTGATATTGTTGTAGATTACACAACGCCTGTTCAAATGATAGCCAACGATAGACAATATTGTCAAGTCAAATCGCGCCAACGTTTACAGATTGAATTTGATTATTATATAGAATCTACTGGCTCAAATGAAACTTGGCAGCTTGGGGTTAAATTTTGGGTTCAAGAAACCTATGCTACTGGCGCGCCAGATAAATCGTATGATTTTGCAAACAATGAATTTGTAAATTATGCTGCTGATGTTTTTAATGACTTTACCACTACAACAATTAACGCCTGGGGAAAAGCATCATTGACAATTGAAGGCTACACGCCAAGTGCAGATAGTTTTGAAACTGTATATGCTCAAGCGGTTATTTGTTTTCCTAATTTAAAAAATTCAGGGGGCGATGGTGGTTTTGAAAACATATATATTGACAACTTTAGGATTTCAGAATCATTTGACGTAGAAAACACAATCGTATCGCGCCGTAAGCAATATGATTATTCTGGGCGAACATATACTGGTGAATATAAATCTGAAAAAAATGTTTTATCTAACGAGGCGCAAACGACTGAATATTTTATTGGTAAAATAAACGGCTTTTTTAGACGTACAAGAGATACAGCGGATAAAACGCTTGAGCAAATTATAACGCAAGAATTTATAAATGATTCCCGTGATTATATGACAAAATACGAAGGTACATTTAGAGCAAAGCGAAATGGGCATTTAAGTTTGCACCATAAACTCTGGATTGATTTTGGCGCGGATACATTACAAGAACCCGTGTCTTGTTATCTTGACGCTATGAAGTACGACGTAAAGGCTTCGGAGTATCAAATACGTATGCACGTGCCAAACCAAGATGACGATGTAGGTAGCACCTACAATGTTTATGTAGAGTAACACAAGCCTTTTTTGTTTGCTCGAAACCCCCTTGCGATTTAGGTTGCGGGGGGTTTTTTATATTTTTTTTGTAAAAATATTTTTTTATTATTAAAATTTATTTTATCTTTGGGTTATAATTAATAATAAAACGATATGATACAAATTGATTTACAAACAGAACAAGACGAAGATTCTTTTTTAAGACCCTGGTATCTTTATGGAAATAAAGACCTTGTTACTAAAGGTATAAATACTTTTAGGGCTAACATAGGTGAACTATTTTTAGATTATTTTGATAAAAAAGATGCAGAAAAAAATTTAGAGTTTTTTTGGTTTGAAACTGAAATAGAAAGTATAGAAACCAAAGAGGATTTTACGTTTTTATTTGAACGTTATTATTGTCCTTTATTAGGCGAATCGAAGTGGTTTCAAGGCGACAAATGGGATGCAGAAGCATATCCTTGTCGTAGAGAAATAATCAATGATTTAATAATAGACCAAGAAACTTTTAATGAAAAAAAAGAAATCGCCAAATGGTATAGTCAAAGCCATAAAGATTTCAATATGAGTTTACTTGATGAAATACTTAAGCAAATTCTTTGGGACTATTATAGGTTTATGGGTTGTTTGCCAAACGAAAAAGATTATAAAAAATATGGGGTTGTTGATGATAGATTAATTACCTGGAAAGATGTAAAACGAAGATACAATAAAATATGACAGAGTTTGAATACAAGTTTATCAATCTTATCAAGGATAAGAAGATAACAAAAAAGAGGGTGGCGGAATGTTTAGGCATAACCCAACCCACTTTAAAGGCGAGGCTTAACGACCCAAAAACGTTTAAGCTGTACGAAATAGAAACGTTAAAACAAGAATTAAAAATTAATTTATTAGAATTATGAAAACAATCAACATCAAAGGAAAGGAGTACATTACAGTAAATGAACGCCTAAAGTATTTTAGAAATGAAGATACTTTTAACGGTTGGCGCATTAACGAAGATGTAGTAAACCTAAACGAAAAAGAGGGGATTTTTAAAGTTACTATTTATGACGATAAAGGCGACCCGATAGTATCGGCACACGCTCAAGAATATCGCGATAGTACTTATATAAATAAAACCTCATTTGTAGAAAACGGTTTCACCTCTGCATTAGGTCGCGCACTTGGTTATCTGGGCATTGGAATTGACACCAGCATAGCAAGTGGCGAAGAGGTTCAAAACGCTATTACAAACCAAGAGAAAGATGAACGTGCCTGGCTTACCGAAGCCCAATTAAAGGCAACGTTAAAAGGCACTAAAGAACAGGCGGAAAAAGTACTTGCTGCCTATAAAATGAAAAACGAGTACAAGGAAACAATTAAATTAAAATTCAAATTATGAGCAACGAAAAAGTGTTTGCAAATGGGTTCTCATTTAAACGTAGAGAATCAGCACCCGATTTTGTAATTGGGAACATCAGCGTAAAGGTTGATGATGCCATCGAGTTTTTAAAAGCAAATAAAAAACAAGATGGGTGGGTAAATCTAAACATACTAAAAAGCCAGAGCGGAAAGCCTTATATTGAATTAGATACCTGGTCGCCAGAATCTACAACAAAGGTCGAAACTCCAGCTGAAGTAGGTGGCGATTTACCTTTCTAAATTTTTAATGGGGTGGCTTTCGGGCTGCCCCTTTTATTTTTTAGTTATGAAAACAATATATGATAACACTCCAGAAGATGACCACCAATTTATGGTTGAGCGTATTAATGCTTTAAACGAGTATTTAAGTATTTCAGAATCGCAATGCAACCAGCTTAAAAGCGAAGTATTTAGATTAAAAGTAAGAATAGAAGAATTGGAAAAACAACTTTATGAAAACGGTAAAAGATACTAACGAACAGTATCACAGTAGAGGTGAGATTTCAGCAAGTGGGCTAAAAACAATTTATAAGAAATCGGTTTACCACCACCTTAACCAGATACGCAAAGAAACGTCTGCGATGAGTCTTGGAACTGCGGTTCATACGGCAATGCTTGAGCCAGACGTATATAATTCTGAATATCACGTAATGCCAAAGCTGGACTTGCGTAAAAAAGTAGATAAGGCACTATATCAAGAACATATCGAAAAGTCGCAAGGCAAAAAAGTAATTGGTCAAGAGGATAGCGATATTATTCAAGCGATTATGCGCAACTTTAACCATCACGAATTAGCTAAAAAATACTGCAACGGCATTGTCGAACTATCACATTATGGCGAATACAAAGGAGTGCCTGTAAGGGTGCGCCCAGATGTTATGAATAACGTTGGGCAATATATCGCTGATGTAAAAACTTGTCAAGATAATTCGCCGCGAGCCTTTAGAAGTGATATTTATAAATGGGCTTATCATTTACAAGCAGCTGCATATTCATTAATACTTGGCTTTCCGATTGAAAACTTTCGCTTTATAGCCGTAGAAACAAAGTACCCATTTACGGTAGAGGTTTATGGGTTGTCGGACGATTTAATCGAGCAAGGTATTAACGCTTTTCATTCTGCTTTAGAGGATTGGCGTTTATATTTAAGTACAGGAATTATACAAGGATATAAAACAAACGAAACCGCCAAAGACGGCGCACTAATAATTTAAGTTATGGGATTTCTAACAAAAATTGATGTAAAGCAGATAATCGAAAACGCTTACAATATTAATTTATCAGATAAAAGCCGTTTGCGCAATATTGTTTATTTGAGGTTTATTTATTTTAAAATATGCCGTGATATGTTTCCAGGAACTTCTTTAAGTTCTATTGGCGAAACAGTTAATCGCCATCACGCTACGGTGATACACGCTTTAAAAAACTTTGATTATATATGTATAGCGGACGCTGATTTTGTGGCGACTTACAATAAAATAAAAAGGATAATTGAGGATGAACAAAATAAATTACAAATAATAATAAAAAACTCAAAGAAAGTTTACGGAACTTTGAACGTTAAAAAGATTCACCCATACCTTTTACGATATGCGAAAAAACCCCTACGAAAAATACTTAACAAAGGAAGATAGACTACAACACGCGGTTATGTATTATTTAAACGCCAAATATCCAGAAGCATTTGCGATTCACGTACCAAACGAGGGTCGCAGAAGTCCATTTGAGCGTTATAAATTTAAATACCTTGGGGGGGTGTCCGGTGTGCCTGATATTCTTGTTTTCCATAAAAACGATTTTAAGGCCGGTTTAGCGCTCGAATTAAAGGTCGGGTATAATAAACCTACACCTAACCAAAAAAAGTGCCTTAAAACGCTTGAAAATGCGAATTGGGAGGCATTATGGGTAAACAATTACGACGATGCTGTGAAAATTATAGATAATTACTTTAAAAATATCTAATTTTATACAAACCAATTGAAATGAAATTTAGCAAATACAGTAGGGTTTATTGGAGTGAAACAAGGCAGCGACCTAAATATGTTAGAAATACATCGGCTGGTGATATTCCTGTAAGCTATGAATATGTTGGAATGATGACCTTGGCAGAGTATGAACTGCTTATTGAGGTGCTGTTCGAATTATTTGAAGATGACCCGATTAAGTTAGAGGCGTTTCAATATATCTTTGGCGATATTAGAACGTTTTGCGATAAACTAAAAAATATTTTAGAACAAGAGGATTAATTTTTATATTTGTAGTATGCAAAGTAGAGGTTGCATTTTGAAAATTTTTAGGTTGGTAAACCGACCCTTGATTGCGATGTACCCTCTACTACATCAACGTCAAGGGTTTTTTTTATGGAAGTAAACAAAATATACAAGCCGCAGCGATTCGATAACTATACGGTTATACCGAATGCTATATTTCGCCACCAAGGTATATCTGTTGGCGCAACAGGATTATACTGCTGGATGTTTTCACACAAGTCTGGCTTTACGATTACCGTTCAATATATCATTGGGCATTTTAAAGAAGGCAAGGATTCAATTAACGCCAGGATAAAAGAATTGATTGCTGTTGGTTTTTTGGTTCGTAAAGAAGTGCGCCAAAATGGAAAGTTCGCAGGGTATAATTATTTTCTAAATGATACCCCAACCACCGTGGCGGAAAAAACCGTAACGGGAAAAACCGCAGCGGAAAACACCGTCGCGGTAAATCCGCAACAAAGTAATACTATATATAGTACTATATATAATACTAATAATAGTACTATAATAGATACTAATAAAGAAATAATAAATAAAGAAAAGGGTAAAATCAAAAAACTGCAAAAAACGTTCGCTGATTTTGACCCGCCAGTACAATCTTGTTTTTTAAATATCATTGAATTATTTCCAGAACAAACCCGCCCAAGAACAAAAGATACTAAACGTAAATGGGTGCAAATAATCGACGACCTTTGGCGCAAAGATAAACACCACCCACGCAAGGTTTATATTTTAACGCAAAGAGCAAGACAGGACAGTTTCTGGGCGCAAAATTATTTATCTATTACAAAGCTGCGAAAACGAAATAAGGACGATATTAAATACATTGACCTTTTCGATTATAAATTTGGTAAGGATTTAAAAACTGTAAACTGGGAGGAATAATGTTTAAACTTGACGTAGAAAAAGAATTAATAGATAAAGCCGTTTATTTGGTTGAAACATATAACTTCGGAAAAAGAAGCGAAGCTAATGGAAATAAAAATCAGCAAATTGTTGGGATAATTGGCGAACAAGTTATTCGTGATTTATTTAAAGCTGGTGATATTGATGGCAAAAGTGGCTTTGACGGGGGCTATGATATTGAATACTATAATAAGCTAATCGATGTAAAAACAATGTCAAGAAAATGCGAGGTAAGACAAGATTTTGTTTCTAATTTTATGGAGTTACAATTAAGCCACAGCGCAACGCATTTTATTTTTAACTCATTTAATACGGTTAAAAAAGAAATAACTGTTTGCGGATATATATCTAAACAGGAATTTTTAGAAAATGCTGACTATTATCCTAAAGGTTCGTATCGTTTTAGAACCGATGGGACATCTTTTCAAACTTTTTCTGGGTTATACGAGATAAAAAATAAATATTTACACGACGTTAATGGATGGATTGAATTAATACAAAACTTAAAATATGATTAACGAATTTTTAGCCATAGGTATAGAACCTAAAGGCAACGCAGAAGAACAAAAACTAAAATGCCCAAAATGCTCACCCAACAGAAAAAACAAAGCCGATAAACCGCTTTCAATTAATTTGTCAAAAGGCGTTTATAATTGCCATAACTGCGGGTGGGCTGGGAACGTAAAATTTAAACCAAAGGTTGATTATATAAAACCGCCAGAGGTTGAAAATGAATTATCATTTAAAACAATAAAATGGTTTAATCAACGTGGTATTTCAGAGGCAACCATAGCGCATTGGAAAATAGGCGAATCAAAAGAATACTTTCCGCAGGTATCTAAAAACCGCACCGCAATAAATTTTAAATATTATAGAGAAAACAAACTCGTAAATATCAAATATCGAGATGGTGAAAAGAATTTTAAAATGGTGCGGGGCGCTGAACTTATTTTTTATGGCTTGGACGCGATTAAGGAAATGGACACTATTTACATTGTTGAGGGCGAAATGGACGCTTTGTCATTACACGAAGCGGGAATTTATTCTGTTTGTAGCGTTCCTAACGGCGCATCAAAGGGTAACCAACGCCTTGAGTATTTAGATAACTGTTGGGAGTATTTTAAAGACAAAAAGGAAATAATACTTTGCACCGATAACGACCAACCAGGGTTAGCTTTGCGTAACGAACTTGCGCGTAGATTCGGACAATACCGCTGTAAATATGTAGAATTTAAGGAGTTTAAAGACGCAAACGATGTTCTTGTAAACAAAGGCGCAGAGGTTTTAAGAAACCAGCTAAAAGACGCTAAAAACTTTCCTTTAGAGGGTATCGTAAACATTGACGATATTTGGTCAAACGTATTAAACTACAATGAAAACGGAATTAAAAATTATAGCATTAGCCTTACTGATAGTGATAATTATTTTAAACTGGCTTTGGGAGAATGGTCTGTTATTACTGGCATTCCTAACAGCGGAAAGTCTGACGTGGTTGACCAAATTTGCTGCAACCTTGCAATGAATGAGGACTTTAGGGTCGGAATGTTTGCGCCTGAATCGTTTCCATACGAAGGACACATCAAGCGAATAGCCAATAAATTAAACGAGCGCAACTGTGATAATGAAACACTAAACGCAAGTAAAAACTTTATTGAAAACCATTTTTATTTTATTAAAATCGACTTGGAAAATTTAACACTCAAAGGTGTGTTAGATAATTTAAGGGATTTGGTTTTTCAAAAAGGTATTAATATTTGTGTGATTGACCCGTGGAATATGCTCGACCATTCAGCACAAAAAGACCACTCATATATCGGTCGGATGCTTTCTGAAATTACGCAGTTTTGCCAACAAACAAAAACGCATTTATTTTTAGTGGCGCACCCAAGAAAAATGGAAGCCGAGAACGGAACGTATAAAGTTCCAACGCCTTATGATATTAGCGGGTCATCTGACTTTTTTAACAAAGCGTATAATTGCCTTACGGTTTATCGTCAGATAGGTCAGCGTAACGAATACGGAAGCGATAACGTTGAGGTTTACGTGCAAAAAGTAAAGCGCAAAGAAAATGGGCAGCAAGGAAAATTTATAATTGCGCCTGATTTTAAGAATGGGGGGGTCTATAAAAATGGAAACCTTGAAAAAGTAAAAAGATTAGACGTCACAAATAATTTACCTTTTTGATTATGGACTATAATATTTTACCAAAATTTTACAAGGCGTTTAGCTGGTGTACAAATAACGATATAAAGGTTTACCCACAGATAAGAGGCAAACAGTTTCAGCTGGTTTATGTAATCGACGGCGTTGCAAGGAGTTCTGGAAAGTTACACGATAAGGATGTTTTACAATGGCGCATAAAGGAATTTTATATTTACCTTTATGAAAAATTAAATAATGCTACAAATTGATTTTTTTCCTATTTACGGCGCAATGATTGGTATAAATTATTCAAACGAAGATATTGAGTTAATAGAAACCATAGCAGACGATAAACGCCACACTTTACAATTCTTTTTTATTATTGTTGGAATGAATATTCATTGGTTTACAGTAAAATAATTTTTATATTTGAAAATATTTTTTTACTTTTATAGAAATTAATTTTATTATGAATTGGGAAAACAAATTTTGGGGAACGTACACAGATTACGAACTCGATATGATAGTAAACGATGATTCGCTTTTAGATGCTTACCGCCATAGAGCAGAGAAAGAACAATTAAAGCGGTTTAAAAATCAATGATTTTAGATTTAATTTACGGCTTTGGATTAATAGCCTTTGGGTTTATTATGGGGGCGGCATACGCATTAACAACAAGAGAACAAGATGATTAAAACAGAAAACGAACTTTTTAATTTTCTGAAACTGAATGTTTATTGCGATTTAAAACCTACTAAATACCAAATGAGTAAATGGGATTGTTATTCTAAAAACGCAAGGCATATCATTGAATTAAAATGTAGAAAAGAACATTACGACGAACTATTGATTGAGAAAATAAAATACGACAATTTAATAGAAAAGGGATTTAAATATAAAAGCGTTCCGATGTATATAAACAGCACCCCTAATGGTGTGTATCGTTTTAATTTAGATTTCATAAATCCAAGATGGACAAAACGCCAACAACCAAAAACAACTGAATTTGAAAATAACTTAAAAGTGGAAAAGGTTGTAGGATTTTTAAATATTAATGATTCGGATAAATTAAATTAAATGATTAAAAAAGTAAACATAGCTGAAATAAAACCTAATGAGGAAAACCCGAGGTTTATAACAGATGCTAAATTCAAAAAGCTGGTAAAATCAATCAAGGAGTTTCCCGAAATGCTTGAAACCAGACCTTTGGTGGTTGACGAAAATATGATTGTTTTAGGTGGTAATATGCGCCTTAAAGCCTTAAAATCGGCAGGGGTGTTTGAAGTACCAGTGCATCAAGTTATTGGGTGGAGTAAAGAACAAAAAGATGAATTTATTATAAAGGATAATATTGGCTATGGTCAATGGGATTGGGATGTAATAGCTAATGATTGGGACGGTCAAAAGTTAAAAGATTGGGGAATGGATTTACCCGATTTTGCAAACGTTGATGATTTTGGAACTGACTTTGATTTACCCGATGGCGATAAAGAGCCTTTTCAGCAACAAACCTATACATTAGCAGATGCCCAAGCAGAACAAATAAAAAATGCGATTGCTAATATTAAAAAAACAGAGGAATTTAATTATGTTGAAACTTTTGGAAATGAAAACAGCAATGGCAACGCCTTGTATTTAATCATTATGCAATGGGCAGAGCAAAAGATATTATAGTTAAAGTTATAACTCCAAAAATCGCTAATGATTTTGTATAAAAACATTATTATAGTGGTAAAGTAGTGCCAAATAGTAATTTGCATTTTGGTTGTTTTTTAGATAATATGTTGGGGGGGTATTACTCCCCTTTTTTTATGTAATTTTGTAAAATGAGTCAACAACAATCAACAGCTATAAAAAAGAAAGCAATGCTTGAGGCGTTAGAAAAAACTTTAGGCGTTGTGACAACCGCTGCCAAAATGGTTGGTATTGAAAGAACCACACATTACCTTTGGTTAAGAGAGGACGAAGAATATAAAGCCGCAGTAGAAGATGTCCAAAATGTAGTTTTAGATTTTGCTGAATCGGCTTTACATAAAATGGTAGAAAACCACCAACCAGCAGCCACTTTATTTTTATTGAAAACAAAAGGGAAAAACAGAGGTTACGTAGAACGCCAGGAAATTGTACACGATGGCAGACTTGAAACCGAAGTGGTTCAGTATAGAGTAAACAAAAAAGATGATAATTGACTGTAACGTACAGTTTGAGCAATTACTAAATTCCAATAAACGTTTTAGAGTTCACCAGGGCGGAACCAGAAGCGGGAAAACATACGCTATTTGTCAATACATAACCTACCTACTGCGAACCTCAACCGAGCCGCTTACAATATCAGTAATTCGTAAAACCTTACCCGCCTTAAAAGGTTCTGTTATGCGCGATTTAATCCAAATAATGGAAAGAATAGGAATGTATTATGTAGGAAACCACAACAAGGCGGAAAACACTTTTTATTATAAAAACCACTTGGTTGAGTTTTTGAGCGTTGACGAACCCCAGAAAATACGTGGTAGAAAAAGAAATATCGCCTTTTTAAATGAAGCGAATGAATTAACGCTTGAGGATTTTCGCCAAATAAATATGCGTTGTACTGATTTTTTAATATTAGACTTTAACCCCTCTGACCCTATTCATTGGATTTACAACGAAATCATTCCACGTGAGGATTGCGATACTTGGATAACAACCTACAAGGATAATATGTTTTTATCTGATGAACTTGTATTTGAGATTGAAAGAATGCGAGAACGCGACCCAGATTATTGGCGCGTTTATGGTGAAGGACAAAGAGCGGTATTTTCAGCAAGACAAATTTTTAGCAATTGGACTTTTATGCCTTATGCTGAATTTCCAGAATTTGATGACCCTGTTATTGGGCTTGACTTTGGTTTTTCTAATGACCCAACAGCGATTGTATTAATGCAGAAAATAAATGACAAAATATATATTCACGAACTGCTTTATAAAACGGGAATGACAAATGGCGATATTGCCGAGTTTTTAAAAGGAGGGGGGTATGATAAATTCCTATTGTTTTATGATTCCGCAGAGCCAAAATCTGGTGAGGAATTAAAACGACTTGGTTTATGGGTTAAAGGCGCAACAAAGGGGCAGGGTTCTGTAACCGCTGGTATTTCACTTTTAAAAGAATTTGATGTTATCGTGAGCCAAGAATCTAAAAACCTACAAAAAGAATACAACTCATATTATTGGACTGAATTAAAAGACGGAACGATTATAAATAAGCCCGTTGATAGATTTAATCACCTTATGGATGCTATTCGTTATGGTGTATATTCACAGTATGGAAAGCGCACGGAGTTCTTTGTAATTTAATTCTTACTTTTGTATAATAAAATTTTATTAGATTAGATGGCTTCTATACTCGACAGATTCAAAAATTTTGTTTCCAAAAACGCACAAAAAACGCATATAGATTTTAACAGAGCAATTTATAATTACCTTGGCGAAACTATTGTTTGGAATCCAGAAAACGATGATACCTATATTAACAAGGGTTACAGATACAATTCAACGATTTACTCGATAATAAACCTAATAACAAAAGCTGCGACAACCGTACCGTTTCAAGTTTACGAAATCCAAAATGAAAACGATTTAAAACGTTACAAGGCACTAACCTCTGGCGACTTTAATTCAACCGCTTTACATAACGCTAAAGTGCTGCAAAAAAAAGCAATGGTTGAGTTATCCGATACCGAACTGCACAATATTTTAGAGCGCCCAAACCCAGCGCAATCTTATAACGCTTGGATTCAAGAAATTATTGCGTTTGGTAAATTAACAGGAAACCGATATATCTACGGCATAACGCCAGATACAGGCGCAAACGCTAATAAGTTTGTTGAGATGTACGTTTTGCCTTCACAGGTTACTGAAATCGTGTCTGGTGGTTTATTTGAGCCTGTCAAAGAATACACCTTGCAATACAACGGAACGTATCGCATACCAGCTGATGCCGTTTGTCATATAAAAGATTTTAACCCTTATTATGATGGAACTGGCTCACACCTTTACGGAATGTCGCCGCTAAAAGCTGGACTACGCTCAATGACTACAAATAACGAAGCCATAACAACAGGCGTTAAGTATTTACAAAATCAAACAGCCAGGGGGGTACTAATGTCTGACGAGGGTGATTTAACAGAAGTACAAGCCCAACAGCTAAAACAAAAATTCAAACAAACTTATCAAGGCTCGGATAATGCTGGCGATGTAATTATAACGCCCAAAAAATTATCTTGGGTTAATTTCGGCTTAAACGCTTCTGACTTGTCGCTGATTGAACAATACAACGCATCGATTAAAGACCTTTGTAATATTTACAACGTTCCTGTTCAGTTGCTTAACAATACCGACGCATCTACGTATAACAATATGAAAGAGGCAAAGAAAGCGTTATACCAAAACGCCGTGATGCCCGAACTAATTAAAATCCGCGAAGAACTTAACCGTTGGCTTACTCCTAAATACGGCGAAAAACTTTACATTGATTTTGATTTTACTGTTATCCCAGAACTTCAAGAGGAAATGGATAAGGTCGTTGACCAAATGGGTAAAGCCTGGTGGATTACGCCTAACGAAAAACGTGCTGCGATGTCTTACGGTATTGACGAAGATAACACCAAATTAGATGATTATTACGTACCCGCTAACCTTATGCCAATAAGCGGTGAAGGCATCGAAATTCCAGAGCCAAAAGGTCAAGCGATAGATTACAGCGAACTTTTAAAGGCGCAGGTTTCTGGACACCCAAATATCTACACAACAATAGCCGAAGCGGTTGCAAGAGCGCAGGAACTTGGTGGTGATGGTTATCACGCCCATATGATGAACGGCACAACGGTTTATATGCCTTTTGAAACGCACGAGGAGTGGGAATTGATACAACAAGGCGCATATGATAACGTACAGCCACAACAAGAAGCCGCAGAGCCAAAAGAAGTAATTACAAAAGCATCATACGATGATTATCCTCAAGCGGCTACAAACAACGCTCGTAGAATGTTAGAGTGGCGCGAAAAGTATGGTCGTGATGAAGTAAAGGGGGGGACTGCCGTAGGGTGGCAAAGAGCCAACCAACTTGCTAATAGAGAAAAATTATCAATAGATGTAATTTCAAGAATGGCGCAATTTAACCGCCATAGACAAAACGCCGAAATTGACCCTAAATATAAAGACGAACCCTGGAAAGATAATGGCTATGTGGCTTGGAATCTTTGGGGTGGAACTGCTGGTGTTGATTGGGCAATTAAAAAGATAAAACAAATACGAGGCGAATAATGCCACTACCGAAACCGAGAACGAACGAAGATAGAGCCGATTTTGTACAACGCTGCATTATTAATCCAGAGGTGGTTGCTGAATTTTCAACGCAAGCGCAGCGAGTAGCTGTTTGTTATGAGTTATATAATAACAAGGCGCAAAACAAAGCAACGGACAAAGAGGCTAAAGAATGGCAAGCGGATTTTGAAACGGAATTAGATAAAGCCGAGGAAAAAGAAATCGTACCAATTCGCCGTTATTACCAACGTGAGTTTTATAAAAGCGTTGACGAATACATAGCAACAGGAAAAACAAATTATTGGACTGGTTATTTTAAAGAAGTAGAATTGGCTGCTTTATATTCTGTTTTGTACCGTAACGTAGGCGATAGGTTTTCAAAGTTTTATTACAACCGTTTTACAGGCAAATACCCGAATGAATTTAACGTAAGTGGCTACAATTCTATTTGGCGACAAAAGTTTTCAGAAGCTGGTTTAAAAATCGCCCAATACAAAGGTCAAGGCGTTTCTTTATCCTCACAACAGGAGATTGTACGGGTTTTAAATAAATTTCATAAAGTACCAGAGTTCCAAGCTTTAAACGAACGCGAGGCGAGTAAAATATTAAGAAACCAATTTAAAAACATAGCCGATTGGAAAGCAAGACGAATTGTAAGAACGGAAGCCACAAATGCAGCAAACTTTGCAACGCTACAAACTGCGACCGATATGTACGGAAGCGACAACATAGTCAAACAATGGATTGCTGCTCTCGACACAAGAACAAGAGATGCGCACGCCATTGCAAACGGTCTGATTGCAATAGGAAATGAAAAATTTAAGGTAGGGGGGGAGGAACTTTCTCACCCTGGTTCTGGTTCTATTGCGGCTAACAACATAAACTGTCGCTGCTCGATAATTACAACCCCAAGACAAGTTTCTATAATTTAATATCTTTGCATTATGAATACAATGTTATATAAATCAACTCATTTAGGCGAGGTAATTGATGCCGATGAAAAAATGGGAATCGTAAAAGGTTATGGTTCTGTTTTTGGGAATGTAGATTCCGACGGCGATATTATCACAAAAGGCGCATACACTAAAACAATAAGCGAAAACGGTAATCGAGTAAAGTATCTTTACCAGCACGATATGGATAAGCCTATCGGTAAAATGATACACCTTGAGGAGGACGCTAAAGGTTTGGTATTTGAGGCGCAAGTGCCTAAAACGCAACTTGGAAAAGATGTAATCGAGTTAATGAAAGCTGGAGTAATTTCTGAAAACTCCGTAGGTATTTTACCACTACAAAAAAGAATGAACGGCGAATATCGCGAACTTACCGAAGTTAAATTATTTGAAATTTCAGCGGTTACTTTAGCTGCTAATGACCAAGCAATGATTTTGGATGTAAAAGGAAACGTGGATTTGGAAAAGGTAACAAAGCGTTATGACAAAATCGCCCGATTAATTCGTAAAGGCGAAATTTCCGATGAACTTGGATTCGCCCTTGAAGCTGAAATCTTAAAACTCAAATCAATATACGTAAACGCTACTCTGCCGACCGTTGAAGTCACAGAGCCAGAAATCGTAAAAACTGACACGAGTGAGATTGTTAAATATTTGTATAATCGTTTAAATAAATAATAATGAACGAAGAACTAAAAAACCAACTTGACCAAATCGGTAACTTGGTTGATTCAAAAATCGAAAAAGCGTTCAATTCTGCAAAGGATAACGCAAGAGGTGAGGTTGAGGAGTCACTAAAAAGTGAAATCTCTAACCTTTCTAATGAGTATTTGGCAAAGCACGAAGCTATCGCCAAAAGAATGGATGAAATGGAAGTAAACGCCAAGAAAACTTTGGCGGGGGCTACTCCTAAATCATTTAAAGGTGCTTTGGATGCAGCTATCAAAGAAGGTGCAATCGAAGCTATGCTAAAAGGAAACAGCAACGCTGCTTCTTTCGAAGTTAAAGCCGATATGACAATGGCAGCTGATTTTACAGGTGTTGTTGCTGGCGAAACTATCGTACCACAATTTAAGTATGACCCATCAAGAAGCATCCACATCCGTAGCTTGATTCCTAACGGTTCAACTGACGCGCAAACTATTCGTTTCCCTAAAGAAAGCGGATATGCTGACAACGCGGCTGCAACTGCTCAAGGTTCTACTCTTGGTCAATCAGATTTCGATATTACAGCGACTTCTGTAAACTTGGAGAAAATCGGTACTTATATGAGAATCACCGAAGAAATGTTAAATGATACTCCACAGCTATCATCTTACCTTTCTGCACGTGTTCCTGGTAAAGTACTTTCTGTTGAAGATACTGAAATCCTTAACGGTGATGGTTCATCTCCAAACCTTGATGGTTTGTTTACTGATGGTGCTGCTTTCGTTACTGGCTCTGGTGGTGCTTTCTATCAGTCTATCGAATCAGCTAATGAGTATGATGTACTTATTTCAGCTTTAAACCAGTTAGCGCTTTCTAACTACCAAGCTGATACTATTCTTTTGAACCCAACAGATTTGCACAAAATCGTATTGCTAAAATCAACTGCAAACGAGTACTTGCGTCAGCAAATCTACACAGGCGTTCAACCTACAATTATGGGTATTCCTGTAACTGTAAATACCGCCGTAACAGCTGGTAAATTCTTGGTTGGTAACTTGGCACAAGCTACTCAACTTTGGATTCGTGAAAACCTTGCAGTTAGCTTTAGCCGTGAAGATTCTACAAACTTCCGTGATGGCTTTATTACTGTTAAGGCTCAAGAGCGAGTGGCACTTACTAACTATCAGCCAAACGCGATTGTTCAAGGTACATTTAGCAC